GCTGTGTGTCTAACGGACACTACGCATACGAGGCTCGTGTAAAGCAATGGCATTTTAAGAAAAAACCTTTTGCTTTTCTAGGTCATATACACAAACCTAAAATCTATGGAAACGTAGTTATCATGGGCACTGCATACTCTAACACTTTTGGTGAAGCTAACGCTACCAAGTTTGTGCATGAGTTAGTATTGCGCGGGCAAGAGATAGAGCTTATCAAGAAGCCAATAGGTAAAGGGATTAAGCATATCGTAGGTACCATAGACGAAATACCTGACCTTGCTAAGAAGCACAAGTTCGAGGATTTCTTCACCATACTCAGAGTTAAGATGGATAAGTTGGACTCGTACACCGAACAAAGGTTACGTGATGAGATTTTCGCAGAGTATCCTATACAGAGCTTGGAGCTTGTTTTCGAAGATGTGCTTCCCAAGTTTGAGTCAGGGTACATCCCGAAGAACCGCATATTCAGTTTAGATGATACAGTTATTGATGAGTATATTAATGCTAGTGATACCATTTTTGATAAAAAAGATATACTAAAAGCATTAAAGGAAATAAAAGATGAAGTTAAATAAATTAGAAATATATAATTTTTTATCGATTAAGGAGGCTGTAGTAGATTTTGATTCCTACGGAAACCTTGTTCGTATTATTGGTAAGAATTTCGATACCAAACCACGAAGCTCTAACGGAGCTGGTAAAAGTTCTATCATTGAAGCGGTTATGTTTGCGCTGTTCGGGAAGACGATACGTAAGACCAATGATAAGAGTTTAAAGAATTACCGTACTAAAGGTAAGTGCCGCGTTGTACTTACGGTTAATGGGGATACGGTAATTGAAAGGGTAAAGAAAGCTCCTATGCTATCCGTTACCGTAGGAGATGAGAACTGCACCCAAGAATCTATTCAGTCTACGCAGAAGTACCTTGAACAGATTCTCAATATCAATCACAATGTATTCCTAGCCTCTATTGTGTTTGGTCAAGGCAACACAACCAACTTCCTTTCTGCCACACCGGAAGAGAAGAGGGCGATTATACAAAACTTCCTTTCTGTAGGAGACCTGTTTAAGAATCGTAGTGTTATTAAGTCTTTAAAATCAAAGTACTTACATGAGAAGAAGCTTAACCTAACCCTGTTAAGTAATGGTACGGACAAGATTGATAAACTGCAAAACAAACTTAAAAAGCTTCGGGCTTTAAAGAAGGTTTCTAAGAGCTATCTAAGTTCTGAGAAATATAAATTTATTTTTGGTAAGACTTTAAGCGAGATTCAAGAGCATGAACGTGCTCATCATGAAAAGGATTTAGAGTATGAACGTACTATGACGCACAGAGACGTCATTAGAGAGCGTATACTTCAAACCCATTCAATGATAAAGAATTTACAGGATGCGAACTGTGAGCACTGCGGAAAGCTCTCTCACATGAACTGGGATAAAGTTCAAGGTTTAGAGGTTAAGATACAAGAGTGGTCTACAGAAGAAAGAGGTTTGGTGAAAACCGTAACCGCTTTAGCTAAAGAAGTAGATTCCTTACAAATACCTGTAACCACAGAAGACTTCGAAACAATCGAAAGATTTAAAGAGATAGACGCTGAAGTAAAGATACTCTCCGCTCAGCAAAAGGAAGAGAAGAAGTCGGTGCGTAAGTACGGAGACTTAACTACGGCAGCACAAAAGAGTTATGACCTTATGAAGTTCTGGGAACATGCCTTCTCGGAAGCGGGATTGATTAAGTACGTAATCCGTAACATTCTGGAGTATATGAATGAGAGGTGTAACTCGTACCTAAGCACGCTGACTAAAGGAAATTTTGTTATAAAATTCGACGACTCTTTGGCGGAGGAGCTCTATAATGACGGAGTCTTATGCCACTTCGACTCCCTTTCTGGGGGAGAGAAAAAGAGAGTTTCTTTAGCGGTGATGCTGGGTTTGAATGACCTACTGTTACTTACAGGAAAAGACCGCTCTAACATCATATTCTTTGATGAAGTAGCGGATTCATTAGACGCAGATGGAGTTAAAGGTTTAATTGAATTAATCCATCAACTCACCAAGCACAAGAAATTGTTCTTAATTACTCATAATGAGTACCTAACTTCTCTCCTTGAAGAATATTCTGAAACTTTAACCGTTTCAAAACGTAAAAATATTACCAAAATCACTAAATAAAACGCATAGAAAAATGAATTACAGCCCAAACGGAAAAAGACTAATTGTTTCACGAAAGAAGAACAAAGAACAGAGCATAGGAGGTATCCTAATGCCCGCCAGCCACCAAGACGCTAAGTTAAGCGAAGGTTATATAGAACGAATCGGCTCGGGCTGTGAAGGGGAGCATTGGGACGAAGGCACTCATGTTATCTTTGCGCAGTTTGCTGGTCAAGAGATTATGCTTGATAACCAAAGTTACTTAGTTCTACCTGAGGAAGACGTGTTAGTGTACGGGGACGACGCTTAGTGAGCTATACCATACCGGAAAACTCCCTTGCGGAGACTATTTTCATGGATAAGTACGCTTACCCAGGAGAAACTAGCTGGAAAGAGTGTGCAAAGCGAGCTGCTAAATCAGCCGCTGACCCTGAATTCCCTGAGAACAGGGAGAAGTATGAGCAAAAATTCTACGAAGCGATTAACAGCGGTGATTTCTGCCCGGGGGGTCGTATTCTTTATGGCTCGGGTCGGAGTAAGCAGAATATGCTTAACTGTTATGTGTTAGACCCAGAGGATTCTGTAGATAGTATAGGTAAAGTTATTTCTGACATGTACAAGATTTCTTGTGGTGGTGGAGGTATAGGCTTTAACTTCTCTAAAATTCGTCCTAAAGGCGATAACATACAGAATATCCACCACTCAGCACCAGGGTCCATCTCCGTCATGCGAATGATTAACGAGATTGGTAACCATGTTCGCGCAGGAAAGAATCGCCGGACTGCCTTAATGTCAATTTTGGATATTACTCATCCCGATTTCTTAGAGTTTCTCCACGTTAAGTTGGACCGAAATGAACTTACTAACTTTAATATTTCTGTAGCCATTACTAAAAAGTTTATCTCGGCAGTAGAGAATGACGAGGAATGGTACTTTACGTTTAACGGACGACAAAATAAATATTTTGTTTTCGAAGTGGCACGTACCTCTGAGGAAGGAGATGATACTGTAGATGTGGTAGCTAAGAATGAGGAAGATGCGATAGGTCGTGCTAAATTGCACCACCTAAAACACTACTCGGATACCTTTACAACAGCCACTAAAAAAGAAATTCGCGCACGTGAACTTTGGGAGCGTATTATAGATAACGCTATCGAGTCTGGTGAGCCAGGAATATTTAACATAGATTTTGCAAATGAATACACTAATGTCTCGTACTTTGAACACATGCCTTCAACTAATCCGTGCGGTGAGGAAGTACTTCCTGCTTACGGTAATTGCTGTCTTGGTCATGTCAATCTTGCTAACATGGTTGATATGGATGGCGTTATTGATTGGCGCCGAATGGCTCGGGCAATTCGTACAGGAACCAGATTCCTAGACAACATCTTAACAGCTAACCACTTTCCTATTCCGGAGTGTGATGAGGCTGGTATACGCTCACGTCGTATTGGGTTAGGTATTACTGGGTTGCATTACTTTCTAATTAAAGCGGGTTATAAATACGGTTCTGAAGACTGCCTAGAGTTTTTAGATAGATTGTTTGCTACTATAAGAAATGAAGCGTACAAAACTTCCATGTACCTCGCAAGAGAGAAAGGCAGTTTCCCTGCCTACGACTGGAGTAAACTAAAAGATGAAAAGTTCTTTAAAACACTACCTTCACGCATTCGCTCAGACATTAAAAAGAATGGTCTACGAAATGCTGTCCTACTCACGGTTGCTCCGACTGGAACTATTTCTATGGTCCTGGGAGTCAGTACTGGTCTCGAACCGATATTCGCTCCCGTCTATAAGCGTCGTTGGCGCACTGGCACTGACGGCGTCTGGAATGAGACTATTGTCCTCGACCCGTTATTTAAAGAACTATACTTACGGGGTCGCGATGTTTCGCATTGTGTGGGGGCTTATGATGTTACGCCGGAAGAGCATATCAAAGTCCAGGCAGTTGTTCAAACTTATATTGATTCAGCCGTCTCGAAGACGTGTAATCTTCCAGCGGGTTTTGAACCGTCAAACTTATACGAAGACCTTTTAACGTATGCCAATGACATGAAAGGGTTTACATTCTACCGAGCAGGGTCTAGAGGCAACGAACCTTTGGAAGCTGTGGATATGACAACCCTCAATTTAGATAAACTTATTAGCGACGGGAAAGTGGAAACTCAAGTAGAGTCCACAGATTCTTGTAAAAACGGCGTGTGCGAGCTATAATAAGTTATGGGAATGGAAGAGGGAGGAGACGAGAACACTAACGAGAAAACTCGTTTTAGGTTCTGGTGCCCCAATGACGAATGTAATGGGAATAATTATTTTCATGCTAATTGGGAGTCACCTCCTAAGCTGGTACCTGAGGGGATGCCATGCCCTTTTAAGTGTGGTGAGGACGCAGAGTTTGTTATTGATATCGATTCCATGCCAACGGTACGGGTAAGAGGTAATTTTGACGACGGCTCTCACAACCCTCACTACACTACAGCCCGCGCTGACCACGAACATAAGTGGATGGAAGCCCAGATTGGAGAGGCTAAAAATGCTCTCGAGGGCAATGACCAACTTACAGGCAAATCAGTTACACCTTATGCGAAGATGACTCCGAATATGGACGCATTAGTAGAACAAGGTATTGCCAAACCTTTGGACGCAGAAACTGCGGCAGAGAAAAAACGAATTCAAGATGAAAGGTCCAAAGTAATTATGGACACAGCATCAGACAAACTAACAGAAATAGAGAGAAAACACGCAGGACGTAGACATGAAGGATAAAAAATTCAAGCAGATGGATAAGGTGTACATTTTTAATGAGTCCCAAAACCCAGACCCAGAATACCAAACTTTGAAAGCTTCAGGTTTTGATATAGCATCTAACGAAGATGTTACTATTGAGCCAGGGGCAGTAGAGCTGATAGGAACAGGCTTGCACTTTGTGTTAATGCCTTACTACGAAGCTCAAATTAGATTGCGTAGCTCGATGGGAATGAGAGGACTTATCATGCCCAATGCACCGGGAACGATTGATGAAGATTACAGAGGAGAAATAAAAGTTATGTTACATAACCTAACCTCTTTGCCCATCAAGATTAATACAGGTGAGCGTATAGCCCAGGTGGTTTGTGCGCAAAGTTTACGTCCAAAAATCCATATGATGGACTCTAATGAGTATAACTCACCTTCAAATAACACACTTCGTGGCGCAGGTGGCTTCGGCTCAACAGGGAACAACTAATGGCATACGCATTTCAAGAATCAATTCAGAGGGGTATTGTATACCTAGCTAAATCTGACAATAACTTTCTAGTACAGGCAATGCCTATGGTGAAGGAGTCGTACTTTGAATTCCCTCAGCACCAAAAGTTTTGGCGTGTAGTTACAGAGCATTACGCTACGTACAAGAAGCTCCCTTCTGACGAGCAAATCTTAGAGGAGATTAGAGACCTAAAGTCCGACAACGAACTCCTCTCAGACTTCAAAGAGGAGCTTAGGGAAATAAATACTGTTGACGAAAAGTCCTTAGAGAACGAGGAGTTTTACTTAGATAAAGTTGAAGAGTTTGCAAAAGAGCAATCCCTTAAAGATGCTATTATCAACTCTATAGATTTACTTAAGCAGAAGAAGTTTGGTAAGATAGAAGACCAGATTAGAGAAGCCTTGTCCGTCAGTCGTGACGTAGACTTAGGAATCGATTACTTTGGTGGCGTAGAAGAGCGTTACCAAAGACTAAGCAATAACAAGGTTAACGCTCAATTCCGAACTCCTTTTGAAACTATTAATCAAGAGCTTGAAGGTGGTCTTGCCCCTAAAGAGTTGGCGATGGTTGTTGCTCCTCCTGGAGTAGGTAAATCATTGTTCTTGGCTAACCAAGCTGCTCGGTCTGTAATGGATGGCACAGATGTTTTATACATTTCTCTAGAGATGTCGGAAGACCGTGTCGCTCAACGTATGGACAGTATCTTTACCCGTATTAAGCAATCGGAATTAAAAGGTGGTGTTAAGATGCTAAGCGACCGCTTAGACCAAATGAAGGTTGCCGCTCCGAACATGGGACGCTTAAAGATTAAAGAGTTTCCAACTAAGAGACTTACTGTAGCTGGGCTTCGCGCATACCTAAACCAATTGCGTAACTACGAAGATTTTAATCCCGGCATTATCTGTATTGATTATCTTGAATTGATGACCAATTCCGATACTACTATGTCTGAGTATATGGGACAAGAGCGTATTGCTCAAGAGCTTCGAGGTATCGCTGTAGAGCACAAGTGCCTTGTATGGACTGCAACACAAACAAACCGTAAAGGAAAAGAGGTAGACATTATTACAGATGCTGAGTTGGCTGATTCATACGGTAAGATTCGTGTGTGCGACTTAGCCTTTTCTATCAATCAAAAAGAACAGGAGTTTGACGAAGGAAAGGCTCGTATGTTCGTAATGAAATCGCGAAACGGTAGAGCACGTTACATTGTGCCAATCCGAATCGATTACACACGACTAACCATCACACAACAATGACCAAGAAATCTACCACCAAGTACCCTAAGTACGAACACCCACTAACTGTTTATACGGGTATTAAAACTTTCGATATCAAACAAACATCCTTAGAGAAAGATAATCTTTATGGTTGCGTAGAGTTTCCGAAGTATCTTTTATCGATTGACCCTAACCAACGTCCTGAAGATTACAAAGGAACTTTGCTTCATGAAATTTGTCATATTGGGTATGAGGTTTTTGGTCTGAATGATGACGATGAAATTCCTACGATGAGTAACGAGTTCCTTACAAGCGTCACTTCAAACATGATACAACAAATGGCGGGATTAAATCCTGAACTCTTCCAATTTATATTTGAAAGCAATGATTAACATAAAAGAAATTTACGATAATATCGAAGACTCTTACATGGAGATTACTAAGAAGTACATAGCTATTTCTGAGCATAATTTCCAAGAGGCTATGGGAAACCACCCTTCCACCTTTGCGTTCTTCGCAGGGGTAATGGCGTACGCAAAGAAAGAGGTGGACCGCTCTAATCTTATCTTTGAAACACGAGAAGCAGAAGTGCGAGAAGCTCGTAGAGAGGAACTAAGACAAGCCGGTCAGAAAACAACAGACCGTGCCCTGGACGCCTATCTAAAGACTCAAGCCGAACTCCAGACCCTTCGACAAGGCATCACCTCGAAGGCACATAAATTTAATTTATGTAAGAATATTGTCTCCAGTTTGGACCACCAAAAGGATATAATAATACAGCTCTCCGCGAACAAACGAGCAGAGGCTAAACTAATTGAACAACTTTAAAAACTATGGTTAACATCGACGAACTAAGAAAAAAATATGCTGAGATTAATAATCAAGGCGGCGGAGGCAACTCCGATTTCCTAAGCAAATTCTTCATGATGGACGAAGGTACATCTGTCGTGCGCGTACTCCCTGCAAAGGATGAGACGACACAAGAATTTTATGCTGAAACTGCAATTCACCGTCTTAATGACAAGAATTATCACTGCCCACGTGTAAAGGGTGGCAAGTGTCCTGTATGTGATACTTACTACAACATGTGGAAAGAAATTAACTCCATTGGCAAAGAGAGTCCTAAAGGCAAAGAGCTACAAGAACTTGCACGCCAAATCAAATCTCGTAAACGTTATTACATGAATGTAATTGACCGCCGTGACGAGTCTGTTAAGATTCTGTCCGTAGGGCAAAAGCTTTTCGGTAAAGTACTTGACTGTTTCTTTGACGAAGATTTTGGCGATATCACTGACATGAAAGAAGGTTGGGATTTCAAGATTGTAAAAGATACTCAAGGACAATGGCCGAATTACGATAAGTCTTCTCCTAAACCAAAACAAAGCGAAGCAGGTAGTGATGCTGAAAACGCAAAGTGGATGGATAGCTTACATGACATTCACGGTCTTGTTAAGGTTGCCGACTATGACGAACTCAAGCTAATGATGTCAGAATTAGAAGCTTCTGTTAAAGGTCCTCAACCGGAAACTGTTACCTCTGAAGACGTCGCGCCTGACGATGACGACTACATGTCACATTTAAAAAGTTTAAAGGTGGACTAACATATGGCAGAAAAGCTAAAGATTTTAGCTTGTCCATCGAATCATGGAGGATGCGCTTACTACCGCATCCTCCTTCCTATGGAGAAGTTAATAGAACATTGTAGCGACCAAGTAGAGGTTCGCTTTGACGATAATCCTCTTGGATGGGACGCTTCTACTGGGGCGAAGACACCTGAGGATTTTGAGTATGAAAATATAAAGTGGGCAGACGTAGTCTTCACACAAAACATACACAACTTTGGCGGACAGTATACCGCCGACATCCTCCGTATCGGTGCTGAGAATGGTAAATTCACACACTTCGATACCGACGACCTTCTCTCAGATTTATATGAAGGGCATCGTTTATATAAAGTGTATAAGGAGCAAAGGCTTGACGAAGTAACGAAATACATTTATAGTAACGCTGACTTGGTTACCGTGACACAACGTAAGTTCGCAGAGCGAATTGCTGAGTTTGTTAGAGGTGCGTTGGTTGTGGTTAAAAATACAATCGATTATAATCTTCCATGCTGGAATGCGCCTAAGATTCCTACGTATAAAAAACAAACTCGAATAGGGTGGGTAGGAGGTATCCATCACGATGTTGATGTAAAACATTTTGCTGGAGTGCCACACTTAGTTAACCAAAAGGTTGGGCAAGAACGCGTTCAGTGGGGTTTCTACGGCAAACCAACTCAAGCCCCGGACCAACGTGATTGGCAATGGGATGTTTGGGAAGGGTATGAACGAACCTTAGCCCGTGGTTTTAAAGGTAATAAAAACTACACTGTGTACCCAGCGTTACCGCCCAACACTTACGGCGAAATGTATAGAAACATAGATATTAATTTAGCTGTCCTTGACCCAAACCCTTTTAACGACTCCAAATCCGAGATTAAGGCTATTGAAGGCGCTCGTTACGGAGTACCGTTGATTGCTACTAACGTAGGTTGTTATGATGAACTAATTGTAAATGGCGAAACAGGTTATTTGATTGACCCTAAAAACGCTAAGAGTGATTGGATTAAAGTATTAACCAAGTGCATTAAAGACCCACAACATGTAAAAGAGATGGGGCAAAACTTAAAACTTCTATGTGATAATCTATTCGATGTGAATAAGGTTGTAGCTGGGCGGGTAGATTTGTACCGAGAATGTATGGGTCTTAAAGCACAGGCACTGGAACACTATAACCAAAATCAAAACAATGAAGTATCTTAGTATAGTCGCATGTCTTAAAGATGAGGCATTAAATCTGGAAGAGTGGCTAGATTTTCATCGGTCGGTGGGGGTAGAGCATTTCTACCTCTACGATAATGGAAGTACAGATAACACTAAAGAGTTGTGTGAACAACATAAAGACATTACCTATTCATATAACACGATGGATATGTGCCAACTTGCCTGTTACTACAACGCCTTAACTGCATTCCGAGACCAATCAACATGGATGGCATTTATTGATTTAGATGAGTTTTTGTTTGCTCCTGGGGGAGACTTAAAAACACGGCTTAAAGACTTTGAAGGTAAAGCTCCTGGTATAGCTGTTAATGAAGTATTTTTTGGTTCTAACGGACACAAGACTCGACCGGGAGGAGGTGTACTTCGTAATTATACTAAACGAGGTAAGGAAATCAACAAACATGTTAAGACGATTTGCCAACCTCAACACACCGTAGCGCCAGCATTTAACCCCCACGCATTTTATTATATGAACGGTACAGCTGTAAATGAATTAGGTGAGCCGTGCCAAGGCGCTTTTAATGAACCAGGTACCGCCGACATATTCAGAATAAACCATTACTGGGTAAAGTCCAAGGAGGAATATCGGGCTAAGCTTGAGCGTGGTAGAGCAGATGTCCCTACCCGTGACCCTAAGTTCCGTTATAGCCAGCAAGGTCGAGATTTAGAAAAAGTTATCTTACAAGATAATGAGGTGGAAGACACTGAGATATGGAAGTTTTTGGAGAGAGAGCATGGCTAAGATAAAAATTATCACAGGATGGTCTATGGAGGGAGGTTCAACCTTTTCCTTAATGGAGCTATGTGATTTGTTTAACGAGAGAGGGCACGACTGTACTTTGTACGGTCCTCACGAATGGCACTTAGATAAATGTAAGGGTGATATGCTTACGAACTTTGATATAGAGAAAGGGGATACTGTAATAGGGCATTTTCTTCCTATGCCTGAACGACATCCTTTGGCTAAAAAAATAATTTTATCGTGCCATGAGAAAGAGGTTTTCAAATTAAAGGAACAGCCAATAGAGGGTTATGATAAAATCCGTTTTGTGAGCAACGACCAACGGTCTTGGCAGGGAGTTTACGGTAAAGTAATACCTAACTGTATGCGCGGAGTAAAACCTTCCCAAAAACCCGAAGGAGATATAGCTGGAATCATCGGAACCTTGTGTCCTATGAAACAAACCCACGTATCAGTGCAGAGAGCGTTAACGGACGGATGTGATAAAGTTCTTATTTATGGCAACATATACAACCAAGAGTACTATGATACTAGTATAAAGCCCATCCTTAGTGATAGAGTGATTCACATGGGGATGGAGCTGGATAAACAAAAGATATACGATTCCATTTCGTGTGTATACCAATCAAACTCTGATGACCTACCTGAGGCATTTGGAAGAGTTCGGGCTGAGTGTATACGTGCTGGAATTCCTTACCATGGCAATAAAGCCGCTACGACCAAATTCGAGTTGTGGGACGAAGACAAAATTTATGATGCGTGGAAAGAACTTTTAGAACTATGAAAACTATAGGTATTATTGGGTACGGTGAGATAGGGCAAGCCCTGGACGACATTTATTTGGCGAACAATTTTGTTCCCTTAATTAAAGATATGGAGCGTGATGATGAGTTGGGGGGAGTGAGTATTTTGAATATCTGCATTCCTTTTAGTTATGATTTCGTCGCACAGGTAACAGAGTATATCGATACCTTAAAACCAGGTCTAACTATAATCCATTCAACTGTGCCTCCCGGCACAACCAAACTGATTAGCGCAGACTACCCTAACGTAGCCCACTCCCCTGTCAGAGGCGTACACCCTAACTTAGCAGAAGGTATTCATACATTTGTAAAGGTCTTTGGTGGGGTAGGGGCTATACCTGCCTCTAACCACTTCACCCATGATTTAGGTATAGAGTGTGATGTGTATGAATCATCTATCACTACAGAGGTAGCAAAACTTCTAGATACTTCTTACTATGGGGTGTGTATTGCGTGGCATGATTATGCTAAAAAACTATGTGACAAACATGGAGTTAATTTTGATGAAGCTCAAACACATTACAATCTAACATATAATAGTGGTTATAGCGAGCTAGGTAAGCCTAAGGTTGTACGCCCAACCTTAGCCCCTCCGGACGGTTCTATTGGCGGTCATTGTATAATCCCTAACGCAGAAATTCTACAAGCAGAGCTCGACTCTAAATTACTACAAGCAGTAACAGATTTAAAATGAAAAAAATAAACCCTAAGGAATACATAGCGGTATTAAGTCTATGGAAACGAGAACAGTACCTTGAAGAGCAGTTAGAATGCCTACGCTCACAAAGCGCGCCCCCTAAAGAGATTTGGTTGTGTTGGGGAGTTAACAGTGGGAATAAGCATTTCGGAGATACCGACCTTTATAAAAAGTTTGATAAAGTGTATAAGGTAGAAGATGGAGGGTCCTGCTGCTCTCGGTACGAAATGTGTAAACAAGACGAAGACCAGTATTTCTTAGTGCTTGACGATGACATGTTCCCTACCGATAATTATATGGAAAGATGTGTAACTTTTATTGAGAAGAATGGCGAGCATCAAATAGGGTGCTCCGGCAGGATATTTGCTGGAACGGAGTACTTCCCTAACCACGCAGTAGGGTCTTGGAATTATCACGACACCGACGCTTACGTTCATATAGGAACCAACGGACACTTTATAACTAATCAGGCGGTTAACTGTTTGTTAGAGCATCATGATTTTGGAGATGTATGGGGTGACGACATTGCGTTGGGTTTTTATAACTGGCACCATAGAAAAGTAGCGACTGTAGTAGTGTCTCAAGATAGTGATTGTAATGCTGATAAATATAAACACCAAAGGGGTTGTGACGATGCCGCCCTTAGTAAAGTGGAAACACAACCAGAGTTCTATAAAGAAAGAAATAAGTTACTGGCTCACTGCATGAAATTGATAAATGGATAAATACGAAACTTTAATGAATCATTTAAAGGAGAAAACTCCTTTTGCTCTTTCCCGTATGAATGATGGGGAGATGTTGGGAATTGCTCAACCTGGTACTGTGGTTTCTAGAGGGTATCAAAAAGTAGATGTATCTTTATGTTTTAAACTTACGCAAGCATTGACCCACCAACAAGAGAATTACTACGTAGGACTGCCTTGCGGCACTTGCTACCCCGAACACCTAAAGGTGGCAGAGGAATTAATAGATAGGGATTATAAATTTTTTACCCATGCGGTGGTGTTTGTAAATAGAAATTGGAAAAGGTTTACAGAGGAGTTCCCTAAACATGTAGAGGGTCGTACTGTATACTGGGTAGGAGGGGATAACCAAGATATTAAAGGTCTTCCTTTTGAGGTTGCTGAGCAATACAAAGTCCCTGCCCATAACGCGTGGACCTCTTACCCTGAAGTAAAAGGTCTTATAGAAAACTTTGAAGAGGGTGCCGTTGTCCTGGTTACAGGAGGTCCACTGTCTCGTGTTTTGGTAAAAGAGTGGTTTGAAAAACGACCAGACCTTACTATAATAGATATTGGGAGCAACTTTGACCCCATTACTAAAAATGTTTGGTATAATTACCAAAAGGGGTGGGAAGAAACAGGCTTCAACCTAACTGCCCGATGTAAAGAGTGCAATTAATATGAATCATAACCCGTACGAAATAGTTAAAGCGTTTGAAAGTAAGGTCGCTTCCTACACAGGCGCACCTTACGCAGTGTCAGTAGATAGCTGTACGAACGCATTATTTCTAGCATGTAAGTACCTCAATGTAAGCACGGTTTCGCTGCCCAAGAAAACATATCTGTCAGTACCGATGTCCGTTATACATTCCGGAGGGGAGGTTAAGTTTGAAGACCGAGAGTGGGAAGGAGTATACCAATTGAAGCCGTACCCTATCTGGGACTCAGCAAAACGCCTTACATCTAATATGTATAAACCAGGTACCTTCATGTGTTTATCTTTTCATATTAAGAAAACTTTGCCAATGGGGAAAGGTGGGATGATTTTAACAGATGACCTTAAAGCTGTAGAGTGGTTTAAGAAAGCTCGCTATGAAGGTCGAAGCGAGAAACTTTATCACGAGGATGATATTGATATGCTCGGGTGGAACATGTATATGACACCCCAAGAAGCTGCGCATGGTTTAGCTTTGATGCAGAACTACCCAGAACATGTCCCCGACTTAGGGGAAAACGAAGGTTACAGAGACCTAACCGAATTTACAATATTTAAATAATGACTAGTATACCACATTTAGGTCCTTTATGGGCTTCTCCAAATGGAGGCGGGCATTTCACCCGCGAAGAGGACTTATATTTCCAACATCTACAGGAAGTGAAGTACAACCTTTCAGGTGCACACGTTTTAGAAATTGGTCCTGGGGATGGCATGTTTGCTAGGAGGTTGCTTCGCGAAAACAAACTAGCCAGCTACACCCTCCTTGACGTAAAAGAGCATTTAAGTAATGCTTTAAACGCTATCCACTCCGAGCACCCGGACACCCCCCTTAAAGGGTTTTCTTCTGAGGAATTCGAGACAGTGATGACTATGGAGTTTGATTTAGTGGTGTCGAATATTTGCATCCCCGAAACACCAAGAGAGTACCACCACCACCTCCTAAGCAACCTTCTGCCCCGAGCCCAGTCTGCTATGATTATAGGGCAAATTACAGAAATGGGTATAAATTACGAAACATGGCTTAAAGGACTTTTTGTAAATAGTTTTGACCGCCAAAGCTGTATACTTACAAGCTATAAAAACTGCTACGCCTGGACAGGCTACAATATTAAAAAATGACTATAAAACCACCTCATACACAAATCATCTCATTTACTGATGCATGGATGCAAGACAAGGCTAATCTTAAGGTAGTAGAGATTGGTGTTTGGCGCGGAGCCAATGCCAACTTTTGCTTGAACCGATGGGGTCACGCTATAAAGGAATGGCACCTCATTGACCCTTATAACTATGAGACATACCACCCTGTCTTCCTCAATGATAGAAGCCAAGATAAGGCTCAAGCCCAAGCAGCTGTGGAGTTTGCGAAAGACAAGTGCGTTTGGGTGGAGGACTATTCCCAGAATGTCGTAGACACCTACGAGGACGGCTCTATAGATTTCCTTTATGTGGATGGTAATCACTCGTACGAAGCTGTTGCATTAGACATAGCTTTGTATTACCCCAAAGTTAAAAAAGGTGGGTTGGTAGTCTTTGATGATTTCAACGAGCCTGAAGTAAAGCGAGCTGTGGTAGAATTTGCATCCACAGTAAATTGCGTTCCACATGAAACAACGACCGGTCCAAGTCACGCTTACTTAGTAAAACTATGATGTTGTGCCCTCTCAAGGAAGAACATTATGAATTCGTTAGGCTTCTTAGAAACTCACAACCGGGGTTTTTAACGCCCAATGTAAACATAACATCAGAACAACAGATACAGTATATGGATAAGAACCATACCCATTATTATATCTGTGTATTGAAAAATAAACCTTTAGGGTTTATCGGAGTCATGGAAAACGATATAAGGCTGTGTACCCATCCGGATGCACAAGGAAAGGGGGTAGCTACTTTCATGCTTGAAGAAATCGTTAAACTCTACCCTAACGCCACTGGCAGAATTCTTAAAGATAACCTACCAAGCCAGAAAGCTTTTGAAAAGGCTAAAGTACCTTATAAAATAATATGAATAAACACGCGATTGTAACCAGAGCAGACAACAACATTAAAGAGATGGCAGACATAACCCTTCCCGTTATGCGCCAGTACGCAGACAAATGTAAGGCAGATTTTATTGTTCTGTCAGGTGAACCCCCTTTCTTAACAGAGGATAACAAACCCCATTACCGTATTTTGGAGGTTGAGAAATTATTTGATACTTATGACAGAATTTTACATTTGGATGCGGACATGTTGGTAACTAAAGAGTGCCCTAATCTGTTTGACGTAGTTCCTGAAGATAAAATAGGAAGTATATATGAAGATAAGGGGAGTAGGCTGCCTAACCGCCGTTCGTTAATTAATAATATACAGAATGTTTGGGGGGATGTAGGTTGGCGCGAAGGGTACACTAATGGTGGAACCTTTATGATGTCCAAGATGCATAGAGATATTTTTCTTCCACATAATGGAGAGTATTGGCTTGCATGGGGCTCCGGAGACTTACATTTATCTTATAATATTCATAAGTACAATTTTAAAGTACATGAATTAGATTATAAATGGAATCACATGGTATGTTTTAATGAGGCATGGATGGGTTTTCCTAACCGCTTCGACTCACATATCATTCACTATGCGGGTGGCGGTGTGTTCGAGGAAGGGGTACCTTCCCGCCTAGAACAGATTAAATGCGACATTAAAGTGTTGTGGGGGGATAAATAATATAATATGAAATTTCAAAATAACACTGGAGCAAATGTATACATAGACCTAGGAGGTTTTGTTTGTGTTCGTCCTAAGGAAATCCTGGACTTAACAGGACACCCTTCCTGCGACCCATTAACGCCAATCCTAGAGGATACTCCCCCTAAACCTAAAGCTAAACCCAAAAAAGCACCTAAGCCAAAAAAGACTAACGTTAGCGGTACTATATAATTTTATGAACATTCACCAACGACGTCGCGCACAACGAGCAGCTGTAGTAGCTGCAGAGGAAGCCGCTCAGGCTGCAGTAGCCCCTCCAAAGGCTAAAGTTAAAGCTAAGGCTAAGAAGGCTCCTGCTAAGAAAAAAGCTGCAAAGAAAGAGTCTTAAATACTTGAGCTATGGTCTATAATAGGTCATGGCTAACATTTTAGACGACATTTGTAAGAGGCTAGACGGAGCGAACCTACTTTCTGAGGAAGGACAGGTTTTCGGTTACGTAGACTCGGGCTCTTATGCCCTTAATAA